GTTGCCGTAGCAGCGCCAAGAACCGGGGTAACAAGAGTTGGGCTGGTATCCAGTACGACGCTGCCAGAGCCAGTGGACGTTGTAACGCCCGTTCCGCCGCGCGCAACAGATAACGTGCCTGTCGTTCCGGCAACAATTGGAAGCCCCGTCGCACTAGCCAGCGAAGTGGTGCTGAACAGCAACGCATTGGTAAGTTTCTTAGTGATGCCGCCCTGTACAATAGGGATTTCATCCGCTGTGGTAGCGGTTGTGGCGGCAGGGAGTTGAGAGATTGCGACAGTGGACATGATATATCCTTAGTAGTTCCCAGCAAAAATATTGAACCGCTGACGAGTGCCGACGATGCTGTAAGGCAGCGCCATAATATCATCAGGGTTGTTGATGCGCTTCAAGTTGCGCTTGGACGTCATGGCAATGCGCTGCACCTGCCGCGACGGCTCGACGCCAAACTCAGGGGCAAATTCACATGCCAGATTGTAGCGGAAACAGCGCAGGTAGCCAGGCGGAAACGCCAGATCAGTCGCCAAGGTAGCCGGCTGGTTCAGCTCCTGCACCGACACGATGTGGAATTCCAGTACCTTGGTCGGCACCGGGTAAACGTACATTTCAATATCCGGGTAGGTCATGTTGACCCACAGCACCTGCGGATAGGTCGAGGTGACGGTCTTGACCGCAATACCGTTGTACTGCTGCTGGTTGATCAGCTTCAGGCCGTAGGAAATGCCGCTGGCCGGGTCGCGGAAGTATGTGCTGTCGTCAATCATGACCGGGCGGCTGCCAACAATATTGCCGGTCGGGCCAAAAGTCTGAAAGCGAGCGCCAGGCGGCCACGTTTCAACCTGGTCGATGGTCGAAAAAACGGCTAGGCGCTCGGTATTCCAGCTTTCGATCATCTGGTTCATGGCATTAAGAGCATCCTGCGCTGTCTCGGAGGATGGCGCTTCGCCTTCGGCCAGCACGCCAATCAGTCGCAGGGAGCCATTGATGATGTCGCCAGCCGTCGCCATGCTATTCGTCCTTCGTCACGCGCGGGCGCCCGCGACGCCGCGGAGCCTCGGCCATCACATTAGCCTCATCGGTTAGTTCTGGCAAGTCAGCGTTGGAGGCTTCGACAACTTCCTCGACAACCGCGTCTTCTACAAGGTTTTCTGGATCAAACCGCACCCAGCCGTGCGCCTCATCGTACTGCGCTTCCATCTCCATGGTGGCAATCTTGACGCCGTGCTTGTGGTGCATAAGGTAAATTTCAGCCATTTTACATCCTTACAAAGAACAGGCGGTCCGAGGACCGCCTGTCTGATTAAGACGCAACCAACGGGATGGAGAACCAATCCGTGGTGTCGTATGCAACAAAAAAGCAGGCCGTTTTGGCCGCCATTGAAAACGCGGTAGAGCCTGCAACGCTGTTGATCTTGGCGCTGCCAGGAGCGTAGACCTTCAAAATTGCGTTGGCCGTGTCGTCGTTCTTGATGGCGATTACACGCCCAGCCGTAGGCGCGGGAAGAACAACGCCTTTGGTGGCGTCGGCCGCAGTGACCCAGCTAAACGAAGCCGTCAGAGCCGTTGCGTCGGCGCGGGTAGACCCGGCCGCAGCAGGCTTGGCGACATCAAGATTGAGCGAGGATACGACCGCGCCGGCAAAGGTGCCGCCGGAAATAACGGCATCGGTGATCGTGGTACCCGAAACCAGTTCGGGGTCCGAGTAAGCAACGCCTACAGGCTTTGTATTAGGCATGGGTGTCTCCTTGAGGGGTTAGGCCCCTGCCGAAGCAGGGGCCATATTGCTTACGAGATGGCGTAGAGCGCCCAAGAGGCATCGCCCAGCCTGCGCGCACGGAAAGAGCGCACCGTACCGGCCGTGGCCGCGATGGTCATCAGACCCTGCGAACCGCCCGAGCCAATCGACCAGCCCGTGTTGGTCGTCATGGTGATGACGCCAGCCGTGGTGGTGTTGATGACGCGGAAGTCGAAGGTCGTGCCGACCTTGGAGTTGGACAGCAGCGCATCAAGGTCCGAAGCCAGCGGAAGCGTGTAAGCCGCCGTGGTCGTCGGGGTGCCGATGATGATGCCGTTGGTGATCTGCGCCGGGGTGAGCGTTGCGCTGTCCGTGGCAGTTGCGGGGGCCGCAGCAACGGAAATCTTAACTTCGTTAAGATTGCCGTCGTTAAACTGATAACCGCCGCCTACAGAAGGAAGTGCCATGTGCGTGTTCTCCTAATTTGTACCTGTTAGCCCCAAAGACGGCAAGCCATCGGGGCACGAATGACCGAGTAGCCATACAGCACGTCGATACGGCAGGGCATACGGTCGTTGTTGATGTCGTACTGGCGCACAACACGCATAGAAATGCCGTTGTGAACCTGGCGCGAAGCCATATCGACACCGTTCGGGAGCAACAGGTCCGCGGTAGCGAACGAGATGGCGTCCTTGTGGTAGATCAGGTTCTGCGGGTAGGCCGTAGAGGCCGAGCCAAGGAACGTGATGGCAGCAGATGCCTGCGGGAAGCTATCGACGGTGGCGAGAGCGTTCGACGAGGTGTAGATCGCCGGGCTGATCTTCACAGCGGTGTAAGCGCCCGCCGCAGCCGTAGCGGCTTCGGTGACGACGAACTGCTGGAGCGAACCAGTGGACTGACGGGTCTGCGGGTTGACCGCGTACACGTTAGCGATGGTAAACACGTCGCCAACAGCCAGCGTCTGCGAGCCGGTGCCGGTGATGTTCAGCGTGGACTGACCCTGCGTGGACACGGTGGTCGTGACAGTGTGAGAGCCGGTGCGCGAGCCGGTTGTGTGCTGCTGGATCGACTGAGACATGTTGATCTCTTCGTAACCCAGCACGCCTTCGCCCATCAGACCGTTCTTGAACTGACGAGAGATGGTGTCAACCGGGTTGAAGAGGCCCTTCATGCCTTCGACCAGGCCAGCGTTGGCGGCCGGGTTCACGGTCGCGTAGCGGTTCGGCATCATGGCGGCGAACTCGTTCAGCTTCTGCTGGCCCTGAAGCAGGACGAGCGAAGTGGCCGGGGTCGTGCCGGGGGTGCCGACAGAGCTATAGATGCCCTTGTAGGCGTTGGCGACGTCAGCGTCGATGGAGGACGCAAGCTGCGAAATACGCGGCTTGAGCACACGATCAGCGAAGTCGTCAAGCTGCATGGTGAGTTCGGCAGACGTGAAGTTCACACCAATGTGCTTCTGGTTGTTAACCGTCAGCGTCGTGAACTGTTCGTTGTCATCCTGCACCTGAAGGGCAGCGCCGTCCGTCACCAGAGCGCGGTCGGGCAGACGGATGCGGAGGGTCGAACCGATCTTGGCGCCTTCGACAGCGAAGCTGTCGTCGTACTGACGGTTGACGTTGCGGGTGATTACCAGGTTGTTCTCAAGGATTTCGAGAGCCTTCCGGGTGATCATGTCAATGGTAAGAAGTGAATTACCCATTTCTTTGATTTCCTAGGGTTACTTGCGACGTTGTGCCTCGTACTTCTTGATCTGGCGCAGCCGTTCCTGCTCAATCCACTCCGACGTTGACATGTTCTTCACAGATCGCGGGTCGGTCGTATCGTAAGCGGGCGTACCGGAGGCGGTACGGGCCGTCACCGGAGCAATCGGCGCCGGGGCGGTTGAGGTCTTTTTGGCCGGGGGGTTCGATGCAATTTTTGCTTCGATCCTTCCGATTTCCCGTGCCTGCAAGAGCGGGTTAAGGCGCGCAATCCGTTCGGCTTCCTTGGGGTTCGATCCTAGCCAATAAATGACGTCGGGACCGATTTCGGACGCCTGAATGGTCTGCGCCATCGTTTCCGTGACGGGGAGCTTTGGGTTGTAGGCGACCTGTTCAAAGTCGTCGTACTTGTTCCGGGCTTCCTCTTCACGGTCCTGATAGGCTTCAAGCATTGCCGCCTGCTCTGCTTCGGCTTCGCGCTTGGCGAGGAGTTCCTGCGCCTTACGTTCAGCCATCGCGTCGGCATAGGCTTGCGCATCTGCGAAGTTGTCGGGCTTCAGCGGTTCCGGCGGTGGTGCCGGAGGCGTGGCCTTGAGCTTCTGCGCTTGCTCGCGCTCCCATTTCCGTTGCTCTCTTGCGAGACGTTTGCCGACGATGGCGTCCAGTTCTTCCTGAGTGAAGGTCTTGGTCGCTTCCGTAGGCGTCGGTTCCGGCGTGGAATTGTCTGTAACGGCAGCAGGCTCAGCCGTGGGGGCCTGTTCCGGCGCGGGCGCACCCGCTAGTTCGTTCTCACTCATTCACATCACCTTTCGGTTCCTGGTCTACCGGGCCAGTACGGCTGTCAAACTTTATGTAACACTATATGTTACCATAGTCAAAGGGCTACGTAATGTTGTTGGCAAGGGTGTTAGAAGTCCCAGAGTTTAGGATAGCGGTGCTGCTGCTGTCTGAAACATTGTTGTTGGTGGCCAGAGTATTAGTTGACGTTGAACTAAGCAAAATGCCGTTTGTGCCGCCAGTAACTCGGTTGCCGTTGACGATATTGCGATCTCCGTTCACTCGGATACCAAACTGACCTGTTGCGGAACAAGCAATTCGGCAGGCCGTGACAATTGTATTGTCGTTGGCGACCAAAATACGAGCGTTAGCAGTAGTTGCCGTTGGTGCAGGCGCAACAACATCGCTAATAGTGATGTCGGTAGACGTACTGCTAGTTTGTACAACTGTAACGGGCGAAGCCGCTGTTGCCGTAATACCTACAACACTAATGTTGGGGCTATCTGCATAAATACCTATAGCTGCGTCGCCCGCAACATCAAACGCTACGCCGGACACCTGAGTTCCTACGCTGGAACTGATAATGTCAATCATAGGTTTGTTGGCGCTAACCAGCGGTGAAGTGGCTACAACATTGCTGATTGATCCGCCCGTGTACGTAAGTGAATTGGTGCCGATTATGCCAAGAGGGTAGCTAGTTGTTTCTATGATGTTTCCTACGGCAACCGCCCCATTCAGAGCGTCAAGGCTCATACCAACCCAAGTGACCGTGTTGACATAGTTATTGATGATCCGACGACCATAGTCATTGGCAACGCCGTCAGCAGCGTTACTGACGCGAATGCCGCTGGTATTGGTGTTCCGTACGGTATTGTTGGACAAAATCAAGCCGTAGCATTTTTGAGAGCAATACAGCCCCCAATAAAACCTATCCCCGCTCAGTGGCCCTGGATCAGGACCGCGTGTAATATCGTGCACGTAGTTTCCAATAACAGACGCGTCTACGCTAGACGACATTTGAAGGCCGTCCAAGCCTGAGTTCGCCGTGCCCGTAATTTCGTTATAACAAATGCTAACACCATAAAACAGATTTGAAGCAGCACAAAATATCGTAAAATGTGATGCCGTTGCGCTAACGCCGCTCAACATGAGCGTAATAACGTTATGCTCGCAAACCTGCTCGTTAAACCCACCCATTGATACTGTACGGCGAAAATCGCCGTTAGTCAGCATGTTGATATTCCAACCAACAAGAGCTGACCTATTGCCAGCAAGAACGATAGCCGCGTTAGTGACCAAATCAGACGGGGTTGCTCCAGTACCCCACTGCAACGTTGGCTTGGCGCCTGATGTGCGGCCAACAAACTGCATATTGGCGGGGATGCGAATTGTACCGTTAACCTGAAATACGCCGACCGAAATAGCCGTCAGAGTGAGATTGTTGGCAGACGCAAACGAAATTGCCCTGTCAATTGCCGCTTTGTTGTCAGATGCGGTTGCAGAAGTAGACGCGCCAAAATCTTCAATGCAAGCGACGCCGCCTTTGATCATGCTTAACGTAACTTTAGTAAGGGGCATGTTTAAGACCTCTTATCCTTTTGAGAACGCTTGCGTCTCACCGTTGGTGATGCGCTGCGGCCAGTACATAAGTTTACGGAAATGGCCGTTTAGTTGCGGCGATGTCAACAGGCTGCCAATGTCCAAACGATTGACTACAGGCACGTTGCCTACAGTGTCTGGCGTGCCTAACGTACCGTTTGCGGCGGCAGCAAAACTGTTGAGTTTGTACGCACCAGTTGTTCGGGCTACAGCGTCGTTAACTAACGTAACGGTCGTGCTGATGTTAGCTTGCGTAGAGCTAGATGCGCTCACAAAGAAAAATGGTGTGCCTGTTGTGTTTATGTTCATGTACAGGCGATTGCCTGTTGTACCATCTGTGGCAGCCAAAATACCTTTGCTGTTGCTTACGTTA